TAATTGAGGTAATCCCATACCAATTGGTTGACGCTGTCGTAACCACCGTTGGCGTCAAACACTGCGACTGCCTTGAGCCACAGTTCTGAGTCTGCCAATAGTTGGTTGTTGTCTTTGTCAGTGAACAAGTTTGATTCCCACCAAGAGATAGCGATCTCTTCGTCAGGGTTGATCTCACTCAATAACTTGATTGCTTGACTTACTTTCATGGTGCCTCCTCAGGCGTTGTTACTTGAACATCGGGTGATGTTCTGACAGTACACAAGCGGTGTGCCAATGTACTGTCAGAACACCACGGGCTTGCGCCCGTGATGCACTGTGATGGGTTCTCGTGAGGACAAGAACGCACCGTCTGTCGCTACTGGCGCCGACCATGAGGCGCCGAGCGCCCACGATCAACCTCCGTTGCCGATGATGCCTTCAATGAGCGATTGAGTGATGCTTGTCGCACCCTCGGCGCCCATGTCCTCACCATGCCCCGTCAAGACAGCCGAGACTGTCTCGTGTTTGGCATTCAGTAGCGCCCACATGCGATCGTCCACTGTTGGGATCTCGCTTGTGTTGTCTACAGCCAGTAGCCACCATGCCACCACAGCGTTGTCTTGACCGATGCGATGCGCACGGTCTTCGGCTTGTACTGCGGAGGCTGGCTCCCATGGCAATTCAGCGAACACGACATGCGATGATGCGGTCAATGTGAGACCAACACCAGCGGATTGAAATTGTCCGATGAACACCTTGGCGCTACCAGTTTGGAATGCGTCAACTGCTTCCTGCTTCTGCACATCGCTGAGTCCGCCAGCCACCTTGACTACGCCGTGCTCATGAAGAGCACTGCTTAGTTGTGCGATGACTTCTTTGTGGTGTGCGAACACGATGACCTTCTCGCCTTGTGCGACAAGTTCTTCTACGTGCTCAACCACATACGGGATCTTGGCGATGCCTAGCAACCTGCGCAATGCATTCAAGCGTGTAATCACTTCAGCCTTAGAGGCTCTCTGCCATGCTTCAACACCGCCATTGGCGATGACGAAGTCACGGAAGTTCTCTTCGGCAGAGCGATATGCCACGAGATCGGTGTTGCTGATCTCGGTAGCAACCTGAGCACGGCGCTTGGCAGGTAGTTCCTTCAACACATCTGACTTGTTACGCCTCACGTAGCAGGTGCCACGCAATTTGTCGTTCAACTCAGTGGTGTTGGTTGCTCCGTTATACACGTAACCCCAGCCGTTGTGGATCGGGTCACAGTAACGAAACAGGAACGCTGACTTACCACCGAACACTCGGTCAAGCCTGCCAATGATTGACAATGGCGAGACCAATTCGTTCGGACGGTTCACGATGATCGTTCCGCTCAAGAGCGTCACATATCCTTCAGTCGGGATTGACTTTGCGATATGTGCGATGCCCTTGGTGCGTCCTGACTTTGCATTCTTCGCACGGTGTGCCTCGTCCACGATCAGTGCGCCGAACTTGGCATTGACGAGCCTCACTGACCAAGTGTCAATGATGCTGTCACCAATAATGAGCACATCTGCTTTGGGAAGAGCCGTCACCTTGTTGCCCGACACAATGGCTGTTGTCAGCCACGGTGCGAACAGTGCGAAGGAGCGTTGCCAGTTGATGCGGAGCGATGGTGGCACTACAACGAGGACTTTGTGTCCCTCCTTGTGTGCGTGCACTGCTACTGCGATGCCTTGTGGAGTCTTACCCAGCCCCATCTCATCTCCGATGATGGCACGGCGTTGCTTGAGTGCATACGCCACACCAGCACGCTGGAATGGGAAGAGAGGCTGGGCGAGGTCTACAGCGACTTCGCCATCGTGAGCACTGCTTAACGCATGGAGCGCAGGGTCAGCCGTGATGGCTGGCGCTACACGCTCAACACGACCAAGCAGTGCGCTTAGTTCTCCTAGTTGTGTATTCATGGTCTGTTACCTCCTCAGGTAATTGTTAGTGGACTTGCGTCCTCACAGCACACCAGTTGCCCGATGTGTTGTGAGGGCGCCATGGCTTGCGCCATGACATCCTTGGGCTAGATGCCCAACCTGCTTGCGCAGTCATTGCCGATGCCTCGCTTGCGTGTTGCCTCATCAGTGAGATGACGCCCGCACACACCACACCGTCCGATCTCTTGACCGTACAGTGCTCGTGCCTGCACACGCTCTGCATCGTTGAGCGATACGAGACGCTTGACAGCGTTCACGCCACGCTCACCAGTGAGTCGGTCGTCCTTGTGTCCACCTACGATCAGGTAGATGGAGCGGTGACCCTTGAACTTCGGATCATGAAAACCCTTGTTTGTCTTCACCGCATAAAACACGAGGTCATTGGTGCCCGTTGACTTCATTGCATAGAAGCCATCAGGCAATGTCCCGAACAACTCATTGCTCACACGCTCAGGCGCTACAGCAGTTTCGCTGGAGCACTGACCGAGTGCGTGGTATGTCTGCCACTTACCACCGATGAGCAGTGCGTGACCAGCACCAACAGGTACAGGATGACCGCACAATGAGCACGGGTTCGCATACTTGTTGACAATGGTGCGCTCTGCCTTCGGCAAGTGATCGGTGCCCACACGCTTGATCTCAATCTTCTTGATTGCATCAATAACGGTGGACGCAGACTTGTTTGACAACTCATTCACCTTCTGATCAATGATGTACTGATCAACGCCAGCCTCATCAAGACCGAGTGTTGAAGCACGCTCTAAGAGCATCGTGCGAATGAATGCCTGTTGCTTTGGTGTTATTGCACCCATGGTAAGAACCTCCTCAGATTCTGATTTGTTTGTGTAACTATGGACTTGCGTCCTCGGAATGCACCGATGGGGGTCAGTGCACTCCGAGCACGCCATGGCTTGCGCCATGACTGCCCATTGCTCATTACTCACGCATTGGCAAGGTCGGAAGTGAGATCTGCGATCGCCTTCCACAACACTGTCTCAATATCAGCGGTGTCACTGATGAAGAGCGTGATCGTTGACTCCAACTTTGCGTAACCGAATGACTCGTTGTCCTGCTCCCACTGGGGACGGCTGAACGCCAAGTCTTCGTACTCAATCACGAGATCAATCGTGTGGAGTCGTGAGTCACCAGTCTTCTCAATCCGAAGCCCAGTTACTTTGTGAATAGTTGCATCCATGGTGACCTCCTCAGGTCTTATTAGTTGAACGGGCAATTGTATGCCCTCACAATGCACCGACACAACGCCGATGCACTGTGAGGGCATCACGGGCGAACCCGTGATGCTCCCGACTACCACTTACGACTAGTTGTCGCTGTCTTCGTCACCCTCCACGTAACCCTCGGGCATTGTGATGGATGGGAAGTAGACAACGGCTGAGTCACGACCCATGCTGTCTTGGCGCACTTCACGAAGAAGTTTTCTTGTCAATGCGTTACCGTCATTGCCCAAGTCAGCGAGTGCTGATCCGAGGATCATGAATGCTGATGCCACATCTTCGGTCACGATGCCGAGACACTGCTCGCCGTACATCGCACGACCCGAGTACCGCCTCACGGTGCCCGCTTCATACATGTCCAGCGTGTCAGTGATCTGCTCTAGATCCCAGTCTGTTAGTTGATATGCCATGGCTATACCTCCTCAGGTATTTTGTAGTGAGCGAGTGCTCACAGTCCCTAGTCCGAATTGAATCGGCACGCCCGAGGCGCTAGGGGAACCAATCACACCCGTGAAGGTGTGTAGTTATGTACAAGCATTTTCAAAGTGTCAATGCTGAGTCTGTCCAACTCATCGTTTAGGTGATCCCAGCGCTTGTCAGTGGCTTCATCACCCACACTCAACACGATTCCGAAGTCGTTGAGAATTCGGTTGATCAGTTGTTGTTTGGCATTGTCATTGTCCTTCTTTGCTTGCCAGTCAGCCTTCACTTCGGCGTCAGTCTTGACCACGTACTCTTCAATGGTCTGACCGAAGTCCGACACGTGCCATTCAATGTCACGTGGCTTAGTCCAAGTGTTGCGCTCCAGTGTTACTGAAGGCAACTTCTCGGGGTAGCCGTAATGAGCCTCAGTGCCACTAGTGAAGTACTCGTAACGCACTGTGAATAACACATTGACACGGGTGCCCGTCTTGCGACCCCAACTGCTGTAAGTGTCCACGACATTTTCTTTAATCTCTGTGATTGAGCCGTAGTGCGTGTACCGACCACGACCGCCAATGCGAAACACGGCGTTCGGATCCTTGGCAATGATCTGCTTGATCTCTGATGTTTTCATGGTTGACCTCCTCAGGTCGCTTTATTCAGCATCGGATGATGCTGTCATGACTCACCAACTTGCGCCGATGAGCCATGACAGCACCACGAGTTCACACTCGTGATGTGTCGGTCAGCCTCCACTGACCTGATTGAAGTTGGAAACGCTCGTACAAGGTATGCAGGAGTGACGCATGCTGTACCGAGATGTGATCTCGGACGATGTTCACGAACGCATTACGCCAACACTCATTGTGACCACGCTCGCCACACACGATGTGAGCGAGTTCGTGAGCCAGTACCAGTGCTGTCGTGCTGGAGCCACTGATGCCGATGACATTGCCTTCGGCACTAGCGACACCTGCCCACTTGGTGGATCGGATGCGATCAACCATCGGCGTGTCCCAGCCTTCGGTCTCACACACACGATCCAGCCAAGCGAATGCGTTCTTGGTAGCGATCACTTGCGATGGCAAGTGACGCTCCACCACATTCTCAATTGCATACACCGTGGCTTGATGTTCGGGCATTTTGGGAGAGCGCTTTGCAACGCCCTCCCGCACTACCTCCATGTATGCATGGATGCTCATCGTCCGAGCGCTCCAGCGACACCGTTACCGATGCCACCAGTGTTGAACGAACGACCAGCAGAACGACCAGCGTTATAACCGTTACCCGATGAGTACCTGTAGTACCCACTGGACTTGAGTTTGACTTTTGAACGCATCTCAGCGTCTGCACGCTTGAACTTGTCAGCGAGCACCAGCCCAGTGCCAGCACCTTGCTCTGCGATCACTTCGTTCTTGGACTTGCGCAACACCTCACGCACTCCCGAGGAGAATCCGAGCCACCACGCATTGCGGAATGACCGATCACCCTTTGGGATCACACGAGAAGCGAGCAAGTCTGCCGATGCAAACAGTGTCTTGACAGCGAAGATGTCACCAGCAGTGCCGTACACCACCAACACCAACGACTTCTTGCCATCCGCCCACGATGTGGAGCGGTAGTTGGCAACAGAGTTGGCACTAGCGATTGCACCAGCAAGACCGAGACGGCGAAGTTGCCATTGACCACTGATTGGGATCTGATCGGTAACGATGTTCTCGTCACGATCTTGAGCCTTGGCGAATGCGGACTCTTCAAGACCGTGCTTCATCATCAGCCGTTGTGCCATGGCGAGAGCCGTCTCGGCTTCCGCTTGTGGCGTGTTCGGATGATTGGCACGATCAAGGATTGCCTGCACCTTGTCGTAGATTGCTTCTGTATTCATGGCTTGACCTCCTCAGGTCTATTTGAGTGAGCATGATCGCTCACAGTCCCCAGTGCTCATTGAAGAGCCACGGCTGAACCGCTGGGGGAAACACTCACTTACTCGGCGTGAAGTCATCCTCAAGGTAAGCCAGTGACTCGTACTTGGCGAATGCTTCGCCCAGTTGACC